TAACTATGTCATCTCCTAAGAGAGCATAATCCTCAAACCAGTCATCACCAGTTACCCGTCCAGACAATGCTGCTGCCATCTGCACTATAGCATGATGGGTCATAGCAAGCATTGCCCAAGATGTTAAAGCACCCATAGGTTGCCCAACTGCGTAACGTACAAATCGATCACCTTCATAATCGGGAACTAAAACCCGTGAAGGTAATACGTAGTTACGTCCTACCATTAGGCTCATCCATAGATTAGCTCCATGAGCGGTTATCAACCGACTCAGAAGCGCACCTTGGATAAGAATTGGTAATCGATCCGTGGCAGAGCTAAGATCCAAAGACCAAAAGCGTCTGTGCCCTTTAGACTGTAAAAGTTTAATAGGAGCAAGTTGATCGAATGTTCCATCTTGAGGGATTACCCTCAAGATATCGAACAGGTAATCATGCAATGGCTTCATTGCCCATTGCGTGAAACAGTCTACCATAGCAAATACACGGATTTTACCCGCAGGTTCATCTTTTAAACCTAGTTTCCCAATATCAGTAGGCACATTACATGCCTCCTCCGTTAACAACGAAGGCGCTACTTTACTAAATTCCTCCAACCAATTGAGGAATCTAGTATTTCGGGTCATCAATAACCAATCTCTAAAGAAAGGATATAGATCTGACTTGGACCAAGCTATAGCTGTACGAATTATGCCAAAAGGCGACGTAGACAGATATAAATCATTCGTTGGAGTTGTCCGCGGAATGAGAAAAGGTGAAACACGAAATCTGGATAGGAGACTGAGGGGAGATTTTAAATCATCCTCATCAACAGCCTGTAATTTAACAAGTTTTCTCCAGAACTGACTAGAAAATCTAGACCAGTCAGGTAAGAACTTAGAAAGGTCCTTACCAGGATCGGTAATAGAAGAAAATGATAGCTTTCCTGGAAACTCAATAACTCTATAAATAGAGAAAAGAGTAAACCAGTATCGCATGATAAGGATATCCCCAGCTGCAATCCGTCTTCTATGAAGAACAGGAATTATAGTGGGGAGTCCCAACATCCCTCGTCTAACTCTAGGAGTCGACGGGAAGGAATCAAGATCTCTCGCTATGGATTGAGCCAAAGATGTATTCAAGGCTTTAAGAGTTATTACTAACCCTTTTAGGCCCTGACTTCGGCCCAAGGATGAGCACCAAGACATGTAACGGATAGCCGGTTTTACAAAACCAAGACGCATATATCCTAACCGTCCACGAACCTGAGCAATCAGGAACGTAAGGAACGGTCGACCTTGATTTCTCAAGATCATGGCACCAACAGCTGCTAATACATTTTCAAGTTGCGAACAAATAAATAATTTTATTGTCACGCGCTTAAATATTATTAACATCATTGGACTCGGTTTCCTCTTGCGAGGGCCGCAGCCACCTTATTCAAGGAGACGGATGTTTCGTCTGAGGCTTCAAACTAACTATCCACCAAGAGTGCCAACATTTGTCACCC